GTGGAAGAAGCACTATTACGAAACCCACGCCGACCAAATCATCAAGCACGTCGAGTGGATGAAAACCACCGACCAGTGGCGCAAAGACAATGGCGCGTACATTCCAGCCCCGCTTGTCTACCTGAACCAGCAACGGTGGGATGGCGCTGAGATACCAGAACAAAAACAGGCGGTCACAATGGCCGACCAGTACAGAGAGCGGGTTGCTGGATCTGTGGCGATGCCAGATCACATCAGGGAGCGGCTGCAACAACTGAGGCGCGGACAATGAATGAGCTGGCTCTTTTCGCAGGCGCTGGTAGAAGTATATTTAAGATGTTTCAAATATGACGACAGATTTTGTGGTAGTGCAACAGCATCCTCATATGTTGAAATACATTGACGCTTTGCAACGCAAGAACGCAGAGGCTCTCAGTTTCTATCCTATGTCCGTATTTGAGCGTGAATCCGACAAAGGAAGACTATTTTTGGGTTTGTTGAATGGCGATCCGTGTGGCTATCTATACGCAGGCGCTCAAACAGACAGAGATGTCAAGTTGCATCAAGTTTGCATTCAATACGACGCTCGGCGCAGGCTTTATGGAGCGATGATTGCGGCTGTTATGGAGAATTATGCAAGCGAAAGCAACGCCACAAGCATAACTCTTCGTTGCGGTTTTGATTTAGACGCAAATCAGTTTTGGGGAGCTTTAGGGTATAAGTGCATTGCTCACCAAATGGGCGGCGTGCGGCGAATGAGAACAATAAATGTATGGAGAAAATGGTTGCGCTCGGAACTGTTCGAAACGCTTGCATTAGAACCGGCGTTTGGGAAATCGGATGCATCAATGTGGAGAAAGCACAAACAGACCGGCGTTGTTTCGCAGTTTGTGCGAGGCAACAAAATGGCGCATTACCGTGCAACCCTTGTCGGCATGGATGCGGCAAGCTCAGTCAATGACAACGACTTCGCCTAACAACAACTAGCAAGCAGCAACAGCTTGGAGAATCCTGAGTGAACCATGAGCAAGCCCACCAAATCCTCGATAAAGTCAAAGAAGGGCGCATCTACCCGTCCTGTCTTGTGGACTTCGCCTTATTCCTCACCGGAGACCTTGATGCAATTGAAGAGGACGGAAGCCCTGGAATGGGTCAGGCGATACCGAACCAAAGCCCGGACTGATGGCGCGAATGAGGCAAACCAGTGGTGGCGTCAAACCATCGCAGATATTGAGCGCATCAGAGGGTCAGATCGCGCCAATGAACTCAGGTTCTTGATGAACCAAATGAACCAAACCCGATGACCTACCAAATCACGTTTTCTGTTGACTGCATACCGGAACCCAAGGGCAGACCTCGGTTTTCCCGTGTTGGCGGGTTCGTGCGAACTTACACGCCAAAAAAGACGGCAGACTACGAAACGCTAATCAAAACCCAGGCCCAGGCTGCGATGACCACCGAGCCGCTAGAAAGCCCTGTATCGGTCTATTTGTACTTCAGGCTACCTATCCCTAGGTCATACCCTAAAAAGCGCTCTAAAGCCTGTTTAGAGGGTTTGGAGAGGCATTCAAAGAAACCAGACCTCGATAATTTGGCAAAATCGGTCACTGATGCGCTCAATGGGGTGGTCTACCTGGACGATAGCCAGATTGTGAGCTTGCATTTAACCAAGGTCTACAGTGCAGCGCCTGGGGTTGATGTGATGGTCAGGGAAGAGGTTAACTAAGGGCAATAAAAAAGACCCCGAAGGGTCTTAATTAGCGTTTTCCTAAAATTATTCTGATGATGAGGGCTAGAGTTGCATAGAGCACGACTCCACCTCGATTAATTCGATTAACTTGGGATCGAGCACGGGCATGATGTCTATGCCCTTATGCTTTGCTGAGATCAGGTAGGCAACTGGAGGCCAAGCTGGGCCGCAAGTACCCGACTCAGGGTCAGCATTTGCTGGCTCGCCAGGGTCGAACTCAAGTTCACAGTCGAGCTCGATATCAGACCCTGCGTTATAGGTGTGATGGATTGTTTTCATCAGTACACCAATACGTCAAAGTATGCCAAGGCCAAGGCTAGCAGGGCGCCAGCGACCAGTAAGACGGCGATTGTGTCTAGGACTAGGTTTTTCATGGTCATTGCTCCTGATGGTGCTGCATCGCAGCATGGTGACGATATGCTGCAACCCGGTCAGCAAATGCCTGCGGGTCTGTCTCTATGCTTTCAATGGTGCTTTGGCTAACGTCGCGCCAAATAGCATGGATTAGCCCTAGACACATGGTCAGTTGGTAAGGATCAGCGTTGCCGGGGAATGGTTTGTCTAGGTGTTCTGCCCATGCCTGTGCAGTGTTTTCATAATTGACCGCAGGGTCAACATAGGTTCCGGGTTCAAAATACATGGTTTTAACTCCAGAGAACATCAAAATAGGCTAGGGCCAGGGTTGCAAGGGCAAGCCCGAGGATGATTGCGAGGGCTATGTCTTTGAATTGTTCACGCATTGGAAGTCTCCGATTGTTGGGTTAGATCAAACCATGTATAGGCTTTGCAATGGGCGCATTGCATGGAATACTGACCGCGCCCTGGTGGATAGCCGGAGTCGATCAGGGCCGCAGGGTCTAGCTGAGTGCAGCAGGAATAACAGCCCCAACGGGCTGCAACCCCTGCCGTTTGATAGGCAGGGAATTGGCTCATTCGGTCACCATCTCAGGCTTGCGCCCTGCCTTTAGAATCTTCTCAGCGGCCCCGAAAATGCGTTGCGCGGTCTTATCGGTGATCTCGCCGCCTTGTAGCCAGCCCTGGATATAGCCCCTGCACTCTGTCAGGCCCGGAAGCCCGAGAATGCTGCAACAAATGTAGGTCACGCTTTCCGCTTCCACTTCCCTAATGTCTCTCGGTGTACGCTCAGAATCGGACAATTGGCCCTCTGTAGTGTGCCCAAGCACTACGTGAGCCAGTTCGTGAAATCGGGTTTTATGGGGCAAAGCGGCGACAGGGGAAACGGCGATATTGCGCCCAACAGCGTAGCCCTGACAATTGCCGTCTGTATGATCGAAGGCGACTTCCGTAACGTCTAGGGCTTGCAGAGCGAGAGATTTATCCCATTCGGGGCTTGCTGGCTCTTCCGCGTAGTCTGCGCCCTCGGTCTGAGACAAAACGAACCAATTGTTTTTCAGAACAAATGCCTGGAAGCAATCGCCTGTTTTCTCGCCGTGCTCATCTTTTTTGGTGATGGTTACGGGCATACACAATTGGATAGCCTTAGACCCTTTTTGCACATTGCGCCCCAAGGCTTGCCAGCGCTTAAACGTAGCGATAGGCCCGACAGGGATATTGCGCCCCACGCATTGGCTAAAGGCAAGCATTTGATTGCCTACGCTGTAGCGATGGAAGGCGCTGTAGGCTTGGGAAATGATACCGGGCTGATTTACAGCATCTGCCAATAGGGAAGACCAGTTAACCGTGTTTGTCATGATGGCTCCAAATAGACCCCGAAGGGCATACAGTGCAACAGCGCACCACATAGCACCCGATGGATGCTACAGGGTAGGTTGTCAGTAGCCGAACATGAATGACGGTAGGGCTTGTTTGCGGATCAGGCTGGATCGCTTGGCTGGATGCATGTGGGCGACATCCATCCATCTGCTGTGGGCCTCGATGGCGACATCGTGCTCCAGCATCGCGCCCTGGGTCAGTTTGTCATTGCCTCCGAATGTGACCGCATACAGCGCATGGCGAGCCAGAGCCAGTTTTGCGGCATGGCGTGCTGCCTCTGCCTTGTTGATTGCTTCGATCTTGGTCATCGTAGTTCCCCTGAATAGACCCTTGTGCGATGTGCTAGGGCATGAGGGTATTGTATAGGTAGCTGCACACATGTCAACAGTTATTTGCTAGGGACAAACCCTAATAGACCACTAGGGGAAACCCTTAGAATCAGCAGCCTGAACAATCAACAATGTGAGCAAACGCTAATGGCTAGACCATGCCGTCACGATACCGTCAATTTCACCCGCATCCTGACAGACGAACAGCGCGCAATCCTACTGGCAGCAGGCGATGGAGACCTGACCGTAGGGTTCAATGAGTGTCTGTCACTCTGGGTCTCTATCAACCCCATGAAGGCCGGTTTCTGTGGAAATGTTTCACGTGGAACACAGAGCACCAAGTACCCGGGAAAGTACCCCGGAAAAGCACCATCCTCCCCATCCCCTCGCGTTTCACCTATGAAACATCCCACGCATCAGGGTTAACCCTATGCTCGTTTACCCCATCAGGGTTTTCCCTACTATCGTCAACCCTATTAGGGTTTTTCCTATGCTCGTTTTCCCTGTAAGGGTTTATCCCTGTGGGGTTTGTACCACTAGGGTTTGTATGGGGGGGGGAGGGGTCGGGTCGTGGTGAAAAATTTGCGGGTACCCCACTCCCGCCGAAAAAGTCAAATTTGACCTATACGCGATGTTGTGCGCGTGGTGGGAATTGGTTGATTTGTATAGCCAGAAACGTACAGACGTACGAAGGCAGTCGTAGCAATTCTCATGGTCTTGAGAATCCACTGACTAGGTGGTGGGTGTCGTTTAGCGGTTCTGGGGAGTTAGTCCAGAGGTGACATCAGGCCGTATTACTGAGGGTGTTCCTCAATGCGTACCATCTTGTAGTCACCGCCCCTGTCTTCCTGGTGAGGTTGTTTACTGCTCTTCGCAGTTGGGGCTTCCGTATATCTTATGCCTTTAAGGGTGCGACTGCCACACCCGACATCCCTTTGACTCTTAACGCCAGTCGGTCGAATCCTTGTTCGACTTGCCCATGTTACACGCTTCACATAGCACTTGCAAGTTACTCTCGTCCAGCTCTAGCTCTGGAAACAGTGATCGTGGCTTGATGTGGTCAACGTGAATATAACCACCAACTTCTCCACAGCATTGACATTTCTTGCCCAGCTTTACAAGAACGCTGTACCTGAGTTCGCGCCATTCCCTGGTCTTGTAAAAAAGCGCCCCCATGCCAGTTCTGTAGGCTGGGATTGGCTGAAATACCGGACGAGGCTTAGGTTGGCTTTTCTTGGCTATGGCATATCCAATTTGGGATGCCTTCTTCTGGATAAGATCCTTGATCACTTGGCTGCTTAGTGCCATCTGCTCCAGCTTTTTCTTAGCCTTTTCTGCTCGTTTTTTACGCATGGACTTAACAGCCCTCATGCCTGCTTTGCTGTAAATCGCCATGAAAAAAGCCCTTTAGGGGTGGCATAGTCGCACCCAGCGAGTAGTCTCGCCGGCTATACCACTTCTAAAAGGCTTTACTTGGTGCGAACAAGTAGGATAATTTTATCAGTATTTGCCATTGACAGCTAGATGTTAGATTACTATACAATGGGCTGCATGGGATATAAAGTACCTGCTGTTTTGCCGAAGACTGAGTTCCAGAGAGTCAAAGAACTCAAGAAGATGCTGGTTGAGAGCAAGGGTGAGGCTGTGGTCAAGAAAGTCATTGACATTGCCCTCAATGATGACCATCCTATGCAGATGGCTGCGCTCAAACTGTGTATGGAACGTGCCTTGCCTGTCAGCTTGTTTGAGAAGACCTCTGCCCAGCGCAATGCTGTCAACATCACCATCTCCGGCATCGGCGTTGAGGTGAAACAAGATCAGATCGTTGATGACCAAGATATTGAGGACGTTGAGCCTAAATGAGTGATCTGAACTTCTCACTGCTGCCCTGGCAACAAGAGGTCTATACAGACGCCACCCGGTTTAAGGTAATCGCTGCTGGCCGTAGGTGTGGGAAATCTCGACTCGCAGCAACCATGCTGATCATCGAGGGGCTACGCTGTCCACAGGGTTCTGCCGTGCTGTACGTCAGCCCCACTATGGGTCAGTCCCGTCAGATCGTCTGGGATCTCTTGCTGGAACTAGGGCGGGAGGTCATCCAGACCAGCAACGTCAACAACCTAGACATCACCCTGATCAACGGCGCCAGAATCTACGTCCGAGGTGCTGATAGGCCAGATACCCTGCGCGGTGTGTCGCTCACCTTTGCCGTGCTGGACGAGGTTGCCGACATCAAGCCACAAGCCTGGGAACAGGTTATCCGGGCCTCCCTGTCCGACAAAAAGGGAAAGGCTATCTTCATTGGTACGCCAAAGGGCAGAAACTGGTTCTATGACCTGTATAAGCTGGGCACTGAGGGCGAAGATAAAGATTGGAAGGCATGGCACTTCACGACCAAAGACAATCCTCTGATAGACCCAGATGAGATCGAGTCAGCCAAGAAAACCCTGTCCAGCTTTGCCTTCAAACAGGAATACATGGCCAGTTTCTCCAATGCTGGCTCCGATGTCTTCAAAGAGGAATGGATCAAGTACGGGGAAGAACCTCAGTATGGCTCCTATTTCGTGGCGGTCGATCTGGCTGGCTTTGAGGAGGTTGCTAAACAAGCCGCAAACTCCAAAAAACGCCTAGATGAGTCTGCTATTGCAATTGTCAAAGTCACCGATGATGGGAAATGGTTTGTTAAAGAGATCATTCATGGCCGCTGGGACATACGGGAAACGGCGGCAAAGATCATTGTTGCCATGCGCGACTACAGACCATTGAGCGTCGGAATCGAGAGGGGGTCGTTGAAAAACGCCGTTTTGCCGTATTTGAGCGATTTGATGAGAAAAAACAATGTCTTTTCGCACATTGTTGATCTAACGCATGGCAACCGCAAGAAAACAGATAGAATCGTGTGGTCCTTGCAGGGCCGGTTTGAACACGGCAGAATTGTGCTCAATAGCGAGGAAGACTGGGATGTGTTTGTAGACCAGCTACTGATGTTCCCGTCGCAAGGTGTGCATGACGATCTGCCCGACGCCTTAAGCTACATCGACCAACTGGCGGTGACTAGCTACTTCGAGCAAGAAGACAGCGATGAGTGGGAGCCTCTCGATATTGTGAGTGGAGTCTGATATGGATCAAAACGAGTTCGATGAACCATCAGAGAACGACAAAGAGCTAACCGCTTTCGTTGTCGATCACTGTGACCGCTGGCGCACATACAGGGACACGAACTTTCTTGATTCTTGGCTAGAATATGAGCGTATTTTCCGTGGCGAGTGGGCTTCGGAAGACAAAACCCGCGAAAGCGAACGCAGCCGCATTGTGACGCCCGCCACGCAGCAGGCAGTCGAGACGCGGCACGCTGAGATCATGGAGGCCATCTTCGGCCAGGGCGAGTTTTTCGACATCCAAGACGATTTGAGGGATGTTGATGGCAATCCGCTCGACGTTCAGATGCTCAAAGCGCAACTGATGGAGGACTTCAAGCAGGACAAAATCCGCAAGTCTATCGATCAGATCGAATTGATGGCTGAAATCTATGGGACGGGCATCGGAGAGATTTTTGTTAAGACCGAAAAGGTCTTCGAGCCAGCCACCCAGCGCATTCCCGGTCAGCCGCAGCAAGCGGCCATCGGCGTTGTGGAGAAAAACCGCGTCGCCGTCAAGATAAACCCAGTCAATCCTAAGAACTTCTTGTTTGACCCCAATGGCACCAGCATTGACGACTGCATGGGCGTGGCGGTTGAGAAGTATGTCTCCATCCACAAGGTGGTAGAGGGCATTGAAAAGGGTATTTACCGCAAGGTCAACATTACTCCAACGTATGAAGACACAGACCTTGAGCCTACGCAGGAAGTAAGCCAGTACCAAGACGAGAAGGTGCTGCTACTGACCTACTACGGTCTGGTGCCCAAGGAGTATTTGACCGAAGAAGACAGCGAAGTGGTTGAGTTGTTCCCTGACGACTCAGCGGCTGAAGATTACACCAACATGGTTGAGGCCATTGTGGTGATCGCCAACGGCTCAATGCTGCTCAAGGCTGAAGAAAATCCGTACATGATGAAGGACAGGCCCATCCTGTCTTATCAGGACGACACGGTGCCCAACCGACTGCTAGGACGGGGTACGGTGGAGAAGTCCTACAACATGCAAAAAGCGATTGACGCTCAGGTCAGAAGCCATTTGGACTCTCTGGCGCTGACGACTTCTCCCATGATGGGCATGGACGCCACGCGGCTGCCCAGGGGCGCTCGCTTTGAGGTCAAGCCGGGCAAGGCGTTCATGGTCAACGGCAACCCAGCCGAGATTTTGTTCCCGTTTAAGTTTGGTGAGACAAGCCCGAACAACCTCAATACGGCCAAAGAGTTCGAGCGGATGCTGCTGCAATCAACCGGCACGCTCGATAGCCAAGGCATGGTCAGCCAAGCGGCCAGAGATGGTGCGGGTATGTCGAT